TGGTTTTATTTACTGCCAGGGCCGCTTAGGGCCTGGAAAATTTAACGAACTATTGAGGATAACCCAATTATATATTATAGTATGTTTGCAGTAAAGAAGACAATACAAATATGGCAAAGATTACGGTACGGGACACAAATGTTACAGTTATATTGCTCAATGAGAACGACTATATCTGTCTGACGGACATCGCGCGATACAAGAGCGACGACTCGAATGCGGTGATCGGCAATTAGTTGCGCAATCGGAATACGATCGAATATCTCGGAATTTGGGAAAGCCTGTATAATCCGGATTTCAAACCCCTCGAATTCGAGGGGTTTAGAAAGGAGGCCGGACTGAATGCCTTTACCCTGTCGCCGCAAAAGTGGATCAATACGACCAATGCCATCGGTATCATTTCCAAATCGGGGCGTTACGGAGGAACCTATGCTCATAAGGATATTGCGTTCAAATTTGCGAGCTGGATTTCCGTAGAATTCGAGTTGTATATCGTCAAAGAGTTCCAGCGGCTGAAAGAAGAGGAACAGAAACAACTCGGCTGGAGTGCCAAACGCGAACTGTCCAAAATCAACTACCGCATCCATACCGACGCGATCAAACAAAACCTGATTCCGGCCGAAGTGACCGCGAAACAAGCGAGCATCATCTATGCCAACGAAGCCGACGTGTTGAATGGGGCCATGTTCGGCATGACTGCAAAGACGTGGCGCGAGCAGAATCCCGACTTGAAAGGTAATATCCGGGATTATGCAACCATCAACGAACTGATCTGTCTGTCCAATATGGAAAACCTCAATGCCGTATTCATCGACCAGAAAATGCCTCAGGGCGAACGGCTCGTAAAACTCAACCGGATCGCTATTCAGCAGATGCAGGTATTGGAGAGCAATGACGAACGGAAACTACTGAAATAGCGCAATGGATCTCCGTAAGATCAACAGTTATATGATTCTGCTGGCGATAGTCGTTGTCGTCGGCTTGTTCGTGTCCACGGTCGCGCGACTGGTGATATTGGCAAAAGGGGTGGATGCAGGTACGGCGAATCTTGTTTTTCTGATTATGCTGGGTACCTGTGCGATAGCCTATCTGACCATTTTGGCAGCATTTTCCAGCATTGCGGATTTCATTGCCGATAAAATTCTCCCGAAGATAGCCCGAAAGAAGGCTCTTACTGCTGAAGCGACCAGGATTCCACCGATCGATGATATACCCGATTCGGATGTCGAGCAAATCAAGCAGGAGGCAGACAAACGATTTCTCGAACGGCAGAAAGAACAGATCGAACTGTTCCGACGTTATGGGCATAGAGAGGTAGGTCCCTACATCACTTCCGATGAACTTGTGCGTCTCGATCGCTACATCGAATATTATGCATGCAGGAATCCGGCTCGACAGAACTTACTCCTATTCGTCCGCAAAAGTTGAAAAATGCCGATCTATTCCATTTCGGATGGAACATGGCACACTATTTCGGACGACCGAAACAGGAGGTAGTGCCGTGGCTGAAATCCGCATTTGCTCCGCTTGCCGAGTTGGAGGATTCCTATATCAAAGGGAAACTATATTCACCACAGACACGTCAATTCACCATCCCCAACATTCCCGGCTATATGGCCGAACACGGCGGCTGATTTTCCCTTCAAAAAGATATTTCAGGGAGATTTTAAGGAGATAGCGAGTGTTTTTGATCTCCGAAAAATCTCCCTTTTTATTTGCCCCGGTTCCGATTGGACGGAACGAACGAATCCAAGTTTAATCTAAAAATTTCGATTATGAGTTTAAGGGATTTATTGGAGTCGGGGGCAAACGTCAGCGTGACGGTGACGCTCGACGATTTGAGAGCGATTTTCAACGAAGCGGCAAAAGGCGGAAGAATTTTTGGAGCGCTTAGGAATAGAGATCAAAGACCGCGAACAGGGCCGGGGAATGCGGACGAGATAGAGTAAAATCTATTTCTGCGTATAGCTTATATGGGCAATACCCCGAATGAGTGGTTGTTCATCTGCGAATTATTTTCTATTTTTGCAACGTCGAGCGTAGTAATGCGTTCGGCAGACATACTGAAAGTGTTTTCGCACTGTCTTTACAACGAAATCTGACAGTTTCAAAAAGAGAAAAGACAACGAATGACACTCATTTCTTGTTTAGATTATGGCAAGGGATACGTTCAGTGTTCCCATACCCCATATCTACTCAAGTGTGGGGTATTGCATCGTTTATTTTCTCTTGGGTTTTGTCAGAACCTCGTTGTAGATAAGCGAAATCAGCTCCACACTTTCTTTTTGATTATTCACCATTGAGGGGCCGGATGGTAATTACAATTTGAATATTCAATCAATTCAAATAATAATTACTATGAAAAAAATTCTATCGGTGTTGTATATTGCTACATTGCTGTTTGCAAGTTGTAGCGATGAGTATGACGATTCGGCATTGACCGGGCGCGTAGATAATTTGGAAAATCGGGTGGCCAAATTGGAAGAGCTCTGCAAACAGATGAACACCAACATTTCATCGTTACAAACTATTGTAACGGCATTACAAAAGAACGACTATGTTACGAACGTGACCCCCATCATGCAGAATGGGAAAGAGGTTGGCTATACGATAACGTTCAGTAAAAGTAATCCGATCACCATTTATCATGGTAAGGATGGACAAAACGGAACTGACGGAGAGGATGGGAAACCCGGAGTTGACGGTGAAGACGGAAAGAACGGACATACTCCCGTTATCGGAGTAAAGCAAGATACTGACGGGAGCTATTATTGGACACTCGACGGTGACTGGCTGACGGACGATAGCGGCAATAAAATCAAAGCAGAGGGAACCGATGGCAAGGATGGTACGGACGGGTCGAATGGAGAAGACGGGAATGATGGGCAGGACGGAAAGCCCGGCATGGACGGCAAAGATGGTATTACCCCTAAATTCAAAATCGAAAACGATTATTGGTACATTTCCTATGACAACGAGTCCACGTGGACACAACTCGGTAAAGCCACCGGTGAAGACGGTAAAGATGGAGAGGACGGTATTAGCGGTGATCCGATGTTTACGGATATTGACTATGAAACCAATACCGACTATGTAATTTTTACGTTGTCTAACGGTACGCAGATCAAATTGCCCACGTGGTCGGCATTCGAGGCTCTGAAAACACTCTGTAATCAGATGAATACCAACATTTCGTCTTTACAAACGATTGTTACTGCTCTGCAAAATAATGATTATATTACAGAGATTACCCCTGTTATGCAAGATGGGATAGAAATAGGCTATACGATCAGATTCAATAAAAGTAATCCAATTACTATTTATCATGGTAAAGATGGCCAAAACGGGACAGATGGTTCGGATGGCAAGCCCGGGGCTGACGGACAAGACGGGCATACTCCTGTTATCAGCGTAAAGCAGGATACTGACGGCGTTTATTACTGGACGCTTGACGGCAAGTGGCTGACGGATGATAGTGGTAATAAAATCAAAGCCGAGGGGACAGACGGAAAAGATGGTGCAGACGGTTCAGATGGAGAAGATGGAACGGACGGAGCGAACGGTAAAGACGGCATTACTCCCAAACTCGAAATCAGAGAGGGATATTGGTACATTTCCTATGACAATGGAACAAACTGGACACAGTTGGGCAAAGCCACAGGTGAAGATGGGACTGACGGAACTGATGCCGTTTCGATTTTCAAGGAAATTACCCAAGATGAAGATTATATCCATTTCAAATTGCAGGATGATTCGGTTATTTCCGTGCCCAAACATCATCCGCTGTCTATCACATTCTCCGAAACCGAGGATATTCGGGTATTGGCGGATAAAACATACTCGATCGGTTATACCATTACAGGAGCTGATGAAAATACCGTTATCAAGGCTTTGGCACAAGACGGGTTTCGGGCTGTGGTAAAAAAGACGGACAATGCAACTGGAACCATCGAAATCACTACTCCGAGTACGATTCTGCCGAGCGAGGTGCTGATATTCGTCACCGACGGTAAGGAACGGACGATTATGCGTTCGATCAACTTTGTCGAAGGAGTTATCGTTGTAACGACCAAATCCTATACGGTCGGTTACAATGGCGGTACGGTTACTGTCGATCTCTCGACCAATATCGACTATACGGTCGAAATACCCGAAGCCGATAAATCGTGGATTTCCGTAGCTGATACACGTACCCGTGCCGCTATGCGTGATGAAACCCTGACATTTACCGTAGCCTCCAATTCGGCTCTTACAGTTCGTTATTCGACAATCCGGTTGGTCGATAACCTCGGTATAACATCAGAAACGATTCTTATCACCCAAAAATCTGGAACCTCACAAACCGTTCATGTTACAACGGCCGGAACCCTCGATCAACTTATCAATTCTGAGGATAAGGACATCATCGAGGAATTGACCCTTACTGGCAAGATCAACACATTCGACTTCGACTTTATCAGAACGATGAAAAATCTTAAAGCCCTTGATCTTTCAAAGACCGACAATACGACTATTCCGGCAAGTTGCTTAGCTAATACTAATATTTCGACAGTTTTATTGCCTCTTGGTCTTACTGCGATTCCAAATCGTGCATTTTATCAAGCAGCAATCACTTCGATATACATTCCCGAAACAGTGCAGACTATCGGAGAATATGCATTTTATCAGTGTAAATCTATTACAGGGAACCTTGTAATTCCTGATGCCACTACCTCAATTGGCAACTACTGTTTCACATCATGTACTTTTAACGGCACCTTGACACTCGGCAATGGATTACAAACTATTGGTGAGTCTGCTTTTGGAGGGAACCAATCATTGGTAGGGGATCTAACAATACCTGTAACAGTTACGTCATTAGGCGCTTCTGCATTTAGTGGGAATGTAGGCTTCAATAGACATCTCACGATTGATAGTGGTATAAATATACCGTTTGCCTGTTTTTATGATTGCCGTAATTTTTCTAAACTCACTATAGCTGAAGGGGTTAATATTATTGGCGAGTCTGCCTTTGAAAATCTTTCAAGCATTACAGGTAATCTTAAGTTGCCTAATTCCATAACATCAATTGGGGCTCGTGCATTTTTCGGTTGCTCTAAAATTGATGGGTATTTATCTCTTGGTCCAAACATTACATCAATTGGAGATTGTGCATTTGTAAAAAGCATTGATTCTGAAGAAATAATACAAGAAAAAGAAAAGCTCTCCACCGATCCCGATATGGACTACTATGATCGTATTATATACGACGATACTTATTATTCTGCTATTTTTTCCAAAATATATATCCAATCTTCACTACCGCCGACGATTACTATTAAATCATTTGGGCTGAAAGAAACGACGATTTCAGATAAGAGATTTATTAAAAGAGAAATCGTCGAAAGACAACCGGGATGGAGCAGGAAAAGACAGTATGACATCTATAATGCTTACAGATATAGAGGCTCGTATCCAAATCATTTGATTGTTCCAACCGGATGTACAGCAAATTATTCTGATTGGGAAGTTGATTTAATTGAAGAAGTTGATTTTTAGCTTTTTAACATCAATAATTATGTGTACAAATTCCAACACTCAACCATCGAATGGACAGCAACTGTCACCCGATGCATTTATTGAGAACTCCCAAAACGATACTCAAAAGATGAATACATTTACAGCTTATGAAAAAGCAATTGAAGGCTATCAGTTTCAGGTAGGCCGCTACAACATCTGGATGAACTATTATGCCATCTTCGTCGGCGCTTTATTCGTCGCTCTTTACTCGATCTGGCCGAAAAGCGAAATCGAAACGCTATGTTGCGCATGCAAACCGGTTTGCGGCAAAGCTCCTGCGGCAGTTGCAGAATCGCAGGAGTGGTTCTTGCCCCTGATTATATCCGTTCTCGGTTGGATCGCCTCCCTTTGTTGGTACGGAGCCTTGCTCGGGTACCGTAAGTGGAACGAGCACTGGATTAAAGTGGTACAGGGTATAGAAATGGTACTTAATAAAGATGTATATCCTAATGTTTACACTGCCCAACCGGAACGTCCTCAGAAAGAGAGTTTGTGGAAACGTATTAAGAATATTTTTCGATGCAATAAATCAAAATGTTATGCGCCAGGCTTTGTCTCTACTCAGAAAATTACCGGAATTTTTATTTTTTTCGCAGCATTGGCTTGGGGCGGTTTGATAACCTACATTTTATATCAATGGTGCTGCGGATGGAACCTTTGGAGCATTATCCTTAGTGTCCTGTGTGGCTTTCTTACTGTTGTATTGCTGTGTCGTTTACATTGGGGAAAATCAAGATTTTATTCGTCAACTATTATTGATAGATAGCTACCGGCGATGAATCGTTGAAAAGAAACTATATTTACTTACGAATCATTGCAAGCTACGAATATTATTTTAGTGGAACAATCCCATTTGACGTAAAAAACGGAGGCTCATCGGCCTCCGTTTTGTTTAAAATCCAATATTCAATAAACAAAAATTTTCAACTTTACAAAAAAATGCGGACAAAATGCGGACATATCAGCCAAAATAAAAACCTCAAATGATTGTTTATAAGTCATTTGAGGTTTTTTGAATAGTACCCGGAGCCGGGATCGAACCGGCACAACATTGCTGTCATTGGTGTTTGAGACCAACGCGTCTACCAATTCCGCCATCCGGGCTGCTAAATCGGTGATTTGCTCTGCAAAAGTAATGATTTATCGAGGAACTCCAAATTTTTTTCGCATTTTTCTGCGTCCTTACTGTCTGCCGAAGTGGACGAGGAGCCTGGCGGCCTTGGCCGGTCCGACGAGGGCCGAGAGTTCTTCGGCAGGGGCCGTGCGGATTTTCTCCACCGTACGGAAATGGCGCAACAGGAGCTCTATGGTCTTCGGGCCGACTCCTTCGATATTTTCCAGTTCACTGTGAATGAAACCTTTGCTTCGCTTCTGCCGGTGGAAGGTGATGCCGAAGCGATGGGCTTCGTCGCGGATGTGACACACCACTTTGAGCGGTTCACCCGTACGGCTCAAGTAGTAGGGCATCGGGTCCCCGGGGAAGAAGATCTCTTCGATCCGCTTGGCCAGGCCTACGATGGGGACTTGTTTTTCGATTCCCAGTTCGCACAGCACGGCATAGGCGCTGGAGAGCTGTCCTTTGCCGCCGTCCACGATAATCAGGTCGGGCAGTTCGGCTCCTTCGGCGATCAGGCGGCTGTAACGGCGGAAGACGATCTCGCGCATCGAGGCGAAGTCGTCTGCACCGATGACGGTTTTGATGTTGAAATGGCGGTACTCCTTGCGTGAAGGCTTGCCGTCCCGGAATACCACGCATGAAGCTACCGGGTTGGTCCCCTGCAGGTTGGAGTTGTCGAAGCATTCGATGTGGCGGGGCGGACGGTCCAGGTGCAGCTCCTTTTGCATGGTGGCCATCAGGCGTTCGGTATGCCGCTCGGGATTCTTGATCTCGAGGTTCTTGAGTTGTTCGGCGCGATAGATACGGGCGCTCTTGAGCGAGAACTCCAGCAGATCGAGTTTTTCGCCCCGTTTGGGAACGGTGAAGGTCACTCCGTCGAAAAGTTGCGCGGCCGAGGGGAGGTAGGGAACGATGACCTCTTTGGCCAGCGTTCCGGCGATCGTTTCGGCGATGTGCTGGATGGCCAGGGTCAGCATTTGGGCCGGATCGGTGTCGATGCCCGTGGTGAGCCGTATCGTATAGACGCCCACGACCGAACCGTGGCGGATGCGCAGGAAATTGCAGTAGGCCACGTCGTCGTCCACCAGTAGGGAGAAGACGTCCACGTTCACGATGCGTGCGCTGACGATCACCGATTTGCTCGAATAGTTGTCCAGGGCGTCGAGGCGTGTCTTGTAGCGTTGTGCGACTTCGAATTTCAGGTTTCGGGCGGCTGCCTCCATCTCTTTTTCAAGATAGGTACGCACGGGGCGCAGGTCGCCTTTGAGAATCGAAACCGTCATATCGACCAGTGCGTCGTATTCTTCTTCGCTTTGCGCTCCCACGCAAGGTCCCTTGCAGTTGCCCAGGTGGTATTGCAGGCAGACCGAATAGCGCCCTTTGGCGATAGCCGTCGGCGAAAGGTTGAGCGAGCAGGTTCGCAGGGGAATCACCTCGCGGATAAACTCCAGGATACTGCGCTGCATCATTACCGAGCCGTAGGGACCGAAATATTGGGAGCCGTCGCGGTTGAGGATGCGGGTGGACTGTACGCGCGGGAACGGTTCGCGGCGCACGACGATCCAGGGATAGGTCTTGTCGTCCTTGAGCAGGATGTTGTAGCGCGGCTGGAGGGTCTTGATTAACGAGTTTTCGAGCAGCAGGGCGTCCGTTTCGGTATCGACGACGATGTGCCGGATCGCAGCGATCTGCCTCACGAGTACCTGTACCTTGGCGCTGTGTTCCTTGTTCTGCATGAAATACGAGCTGACCCGCTTGCGCAAGCTTTTGGCTTTGCCGACGTAGATGATCGTCCCGTTCTTGTCCAGAAACTGATATACGCCCGGTGACAGAGGCAGCAGGGCCACCTGTTCTTTCAACCCGTATTTTTTTACGTTGTCCATCTGTCGCAAAAGTAGCAAAATTTTAACAAAGACCTCTGCCGTGCGCTGAATCGGAGAATGAGCCGGAGTTTTTCGGCAGAAGTCGTCGATTGAACAGATTGTTCGTGGTTGAAAAGTATTTATATTTTGATTATTTGTCGAAAACATTATACCTTTTACGGGCATGAAATTGAGATGTACACAGTAGAACAGGGAGAAAAGAGAGACAAGCGGCAATAATACAACGACTTACGAGAGAGCGACAAAATTTCGGCGCGAAATTCAAATGTGCATTTGCTTGAATTTCGTGTTAATTCCGGCGGCGGTTGGTTGAACTCGATTTGAATTGCGCTTGTATTTACAGGCAAAACGGGGCGATTTACGCCCTTTTTTTATGCCCGAACGGCTCTATATACCGATACGGGCGGGATTTGCGGCATACGGGGCTGAAAACGACATGTGTCCGCCGCAAGGTTTTAAGCGGTGTTTAACCGGCATTTCAAACGCAATTTTTATAAAATGGATGCGCAAAATGCGTACATCTGAATTTCAGACCAAAATATCAAAAATACGCATTGGATGGTCTAATGGGTGGTCTAATGGATGACATTTTTATTGAGGTTTGCCCCCACATAATAAAAAAATAAGGTTCATAAACACCCCCCAAAGTGTCATTTTTTGACGGGGTTTTACATCCCATATATTAAACACAAAACACTGAATATCAATAATATAAATCTATCTTTCTGCACTCAAATCCTATAAAAAGTCTCGAAATCCCTATTCGGGTCGTTTTATGGTTATTCCGCCCTCACGACCCCGATCACGAGAGCCAGTGAGTAGATACGGGATTTTTCGAGCGAAAACGGGTCGTACTCTGGATTGTCAGATACCAACGTGATATGATCGTCGTCCTCGCCTTGTTTTACCCGTTTGATGAGCACCCCTTGCTCGCTGTCTATCACGTAGGTGCGGTTCCACTGGAAGAATGTATCAAGCGGTAGCCGCTTACAGGCAACAATATCCCCGCTGTAATACTTGGGCTGCATGGAATCACCTTTTACAGGAATCAGAAATTCGGCTCCCTTGAACATGGGGATGACGTAATGCTCGCAGTCATATTCCATGATCGTTTGGCTGTTCTCCGAAAGCGCCCCTGCCATAGCATCGATTGGGATCAACGGAATGCCCTCGTTCTTGTCCGAGCGTTTTCCTATCGCAACGGTTGTTTGGTCGTTTTTGGGTAATGGTACCGTGTCGGTCTTGGCCATACTGCCTTTACCCGTAAGAAGCCATTCTATGTTAATATCGGGGAAAGCATTTAAGATATTTTCTAAACGATCAATTCCTATTGTCTTGCCATTCTTTAATTGACTCGCAAATGAGCCGTTTGAGAATCCACATTTCAACTCAAACGCTCTAACGCTTATCCCTTTCAGATCGAGATATTGTTTAATTCTTATAAGTGCTCCACTCATTTTGTAGAAAAAATCTTAAAAATAATTTTGCTGTTTAAGATATATCTTATATCTTTGCAATGTGGTTTTAACACAACCACGCAACAAATATACTGAAAATAACCAATTAATAGGCAATTATGAGAAAGCAAATCCTTTTACCGCCCTCTGTATTCCGGGAGTTGTATCAAACTTTCAAGGTTCACAGGGTGATTCTCAGTCGAGCGCTAAAGTACGAACGCAACAGCAAACGCGATCAAATGCTCCGTGCCGCCGCACTGGAACGAGGCGGATTGATTTATACCGGGGAGCGGGCACCGCAAGGTTATTGTCCGAATGTAGAAACACGCCACGACCACGTGCGGGGAATGATGTATCAAAACTTCGGCGATCGAGTGGAGTTGCAGGTGAACCGGGAGACCAACGCCGCGACGATCATCATCGACCACGAGCCTGTGGCGACATTCAATGACATGACAGTGGCGACGTGGGGCGATGTTCTGTATTCCCTGCAAAAGATTTACAATCAGTTAAACGCGTAAGACGATGAAGCGACACAAGGAAGATGCCCTCGAAAGGGTACAGAGGTGCGCCCGCGCATACCGGGACGCCGTGGAGAATCTCATCGCCACCAATCCGACATTGAGTGAATCAGATTTGGATACAGGTGAAGATTCCTATAAATGGCTACGTCTCCCCATTCAGGATGAGCAGCCTTTAACCGTGGCAAATATGATTCTTTCAGATGTCGGAGTATTTCCAAATGATTGTCTTGCTGGTATTCTGGTGGCAACATGGAGAAGTCGAGGCGCCATGGCCGGACACGTGGGTTCGATAAGTCTCGATAAGGCAGGAACTCGGATTCACTTCTGTATCGAAGGTGTAACGACCTTAGAAGAGCTCCGAATTTCCCGCGAACAGTTTCGAGCATCACTCGATTTCGAAGGTGAAAAGTGAAACAGATATAGTTTTCCATAATCGCTAAACATTTGTAGTTGAACGCACAAAGATAGCGATTTCCCGTGAACGTGAAGGCGTTACCCGGAGCGATACCGGCACGGGAGCAAAAATAAAGATGTGAAACATGGAATACTACAACGGTAAATTGTGTGTAACATACGATGACTTAGCGGGCATTGCAACCATGAATGCAATCCAGTGCATCGTTAAAAAGGATGCTTCTATCCAAGCTCGCAAAGCTTGTAGAAGCAACCCCGCGCTGTTTGATCTCGACAGGTTGCCGTTAAAGTTCCAGCTGGAGGTTTACCGCCGCCGTCCGGATTTGAAAGCGCAAGCGGAAAGCAAACCGTTTGTCGAGAGCGTCGAACCGGACGGCGCAGCGTTAGATTTTTACCAGCGTCACCAGTTCGGCGACGGGAAGTATTTGTCGACGGACAAACAGACTGAATATGCCAACAATGCGGCAGTCCTAAACGCTTTCCGGCTGGTGCTGGAGCGATCGGACAGTCAGCACCGGAAACAGAGTAAGCGGTGTATCAGCAAGGCGGAATTTTGGCGCAAGGCAGCGCAGGCGTTGCCGCGTATCGCGGACACGTTCCCGCACACCCTGCCGGAGAACCCGCGCCGCCTGCAAGAGAAATTCAACCAGTACGTGCGTGAGGGTTACGGGGCGTTGATAACGGGCAAATACGGCACCCGCAACGCTGCCAAGATCGACGACGATACCAAAGAAAGCCTCCTTATCCGGCTTATTTCCGACGCTCGCAACCTCGACAACGCGCAGATCGCGCGGATTTACAACGTAGTTGCAGAAACGCAGGGCTGGAAAACGATTACCGGGGCGGCGGTCGGCGTATGGCGCGAGAAACACGACCTCGTGACAGCCGGAGGACGCCTCGGCGAGACGCGGTTCCGCAACCAGCGGAGTATGCAGGTGAAGCGTTCGCGCCCCACAGCTCCGCTCTTATACTGGACAATGGACGGCTGGGTGTCCGAGTTGCTTTACCAAAAGACAGAGGAAAAGAACGGGCGTACTACCACCACCTACACGCATCGCCTCACGGTTGTTATTGTCCTCGACCCTTGTATCAATTATCCGGTCGGCTATGCGATCGGCGAACGGGAGACCCCCGAACTTATCAAAGCAGCCCTCCGGAATGCTGCGAACCACACCGCCGAGCTTTTCGGACGCCGTTACTACTCGAATCAAATACAGAGTGACAACTACGGACGAGGGAACCTCAAACCGATTTATCAGATCATGGGAGACATATACACTCCAGCCCGTGCGCACAACGCCAAATCGAAAGTGATCGAGCCGTTCTTCAATTATTTCAACAGGAAATACTGCCAGCTCTGTACGAACTGGGGCGGGTTCGGCATAACCTCGAACAAGGATTTGCAACCGAATAGCGAGTTTTTGAACAAACACCGCCACAGCTTCCCGACCGAGGAGGAGTGCCGCCAGCAGCTTACGGCTTTTATTGAGCGGGAGCGCGCCGAAAAACGTGCCGAGTACGTGAGATTGTTCGACAAGTTACCCGAGGAGCGACGCTTGCCGCTTTCCGATGAACAATACCTCCTCACGTTCGGAGCCGATACGGGGTACCGCAACGCACTCGAGGGCGTGGGCTTGCGCCCGACGATCGGCGGCATAAAACGGGATTACGATTGTTTCGACCCCAAGTTCCGGGAATACGCGCATGTCCGCTGGGCGGTGAAATACGACCCGGACAACCTCGACCATGTGCTCGCGGTGAACGAGGACGGTTCCCTGCGCTTCATGCTCGAACGGAAACACGTGCAGCCTATGGCTCTCGCCGACCGCCGCGAGGGGGATGCGGAGCAGCTCGCCCGAGTACGGGAGTTCAACAAGCAGCTCGAGAACGACATAACCGAACGTCTCGCCCTCGCCAGCAACAAAGTCGAGCAATTATTCAATGACAACCCGCAGCTCGACGTTGCAACCCGTCTGCTGTTGTGTGATAGCCGGGGGCAAAATAAGAACCACAAGCAGACGCGCCGCCTGCAAGCCCACGAGATCGAGGACATAGAGGCGATCGAAATTGCAACGGTGCGCCGCCCGGTTCCTCAAATCGAGGACGAGGAAACTTTCAACTTGTACTAATAATCAGAAATAGAGATAATATGAAAACGATCGAGAAAGAGCAAATCAGAACCAAACTCGCGGAGTTCTGCGAGATCAAAGGCGGACAGAACAAAGCCGCGAACTCCATGCGCGGCGTCAGCCCGGCGACAATTTCCCAAGTGCTCAATAACAACTGGGATTTAATCAGTGAGGAAATGTGGCGCACGATCGCCTCGCAAATTGGTTACGATCCGCGTGCGTGGGTTGTCGTGGAGACACGCGGCTACAAACGCATGTACGGACTTTTGCAGGACGCGCAGGACAATTCCCTCGTGTTCGCAGTCACGGGTGATGCCGGATGCGGTAAGAGCGAGGCGATCAAGAGCTATGCTGCCAGCAACCGGAATGTGTATAACCTCTCGTGCTCCGAGTATTGGAACCGCAAGCACTTTATGGCGGAACTCCTGCAATGTATGGGGATTGATTCGACGGGCTGCACCGTTCCGGAAATGATGTCGGACATTATTCTCGCCCTCAAAAAGAAAGAAACGCCGCTCGTGGTACTCGATGAAGCCGACAAGTTGAGCGATCAAGTGCTCTACTTTTTCATCAGCCTGTACAACAAACTCGAGGATCGTGTCGGGATCATCCTGTGTGCGACGGACTACCTCGAGAAACGCATCAAAAAAGGTGTGCGAACTAACCGGAAAGGCTACAAGGAGATTTACAGCCGTGTCGGGCGCAAGTTCATCCCGATACAGGTCGTAAACAGCGAGGACGTTGCCGCCGTGTGCATCGCAAACGGTGTGACCGATCCGGAAACAATAAACGAGATTATCGACGACTGCGAGAGCGATTTGCGCCGGGTAAAACGCAAAGTCCACGCGGTCAAACAGCGTTCAACCTCCAAATAAACGGTGTTCAAATGAAAGCGATCGACCTTGTAGTCAAAGCCAAGTGGTACGACATGGAAGCCTCCGGCGAAAAGCCCGAGGAGTACCGCGAGATTAAACCATATTGGATAAAACGGTTATGTGACAATCCGGTATTTGATTCTAAAGGCAATTTGATCGGCAGAAAGCCCATAGACGATTGGACTATTGCCAAATGCAGAAGATGTGGTATTGATTTAATAAAAGCATTCCATCGTGGTAACATGATTCCAAAGGAACTTACCCATGCCCGCTTCCGCAGAGGCTACACCCATACCGCAATGCTGTTTAGAATCGACAACATTGCAATCGGCAGAGGCAAACCCGAATGGGGTGCGCCCGATCACGATGTTTTCATTATCAGATTGGGAGAAAGGATTTAGACATGGCAAAAGCGATAAGCAATAAAAACGTGGTGAATGCCAAGTTCAAGGTTGCCGATTTCACGGGCAAATGGCTCGCGTCGTTCGGCAAACCCGAACTCCGGGGCGCATGGATTATCTACGGGGAGAGCGGCGGCGGTAAAACGCACCTTGCTTTGGAGCTGCTCAAATACCTGTGCGGGTTCGTGGATCGGGCGGCTTACGACACGTTGGAGCAAGGTTTATCGCTGTCGTTTCAGAACGCATGGAAAAACGCCGCAATGCAGGAGGTCGGCTCCCGGGTTATCGTGCTGGCGAAAGAACCGATCAAGGAGTTGCGGGAACGCCTGCGGAAGCGCAAAAGCCCTAACGTGATCGTGATTGATTCGATTACGGCGTTGGTCGGGTTCACGCGGACGGTGTTCATGGAATTGATAAACGAGTTTCCCGACAAGTTATTCATTTTCATAGCACACGAAGAAAACAACAAGCCCTATCCGGCTATCGCGCAGCACGTGCGAAAGCTCTCGGAGGTGAAAATCCGGGTCGAGGGGTACAAAGGATTCGTAACGACCCGATTCAAAGGCGAAAAAGGTGAGGGAGGTGCCGATTTCGTGATATGGGAACAGGGCGCAAATGAGTATTGGATTGATAAACTTTAATGATACACAATTATGCACACAATGGATAAAATTCACAACGGGGTACTCCGCAAGTTCCACACCCTTTGCTCGCGTTTGGGACTGACGGAGGCGGAAAAACGGGCGATCGTCGAGAGCTTCGGCGTCGAGAGTAGTGCCGACATAGACACGCACGCCCTTATCGACGTTTGTGCCTCGCTTTCCAAGCAGTTGGAGGGCGACAAAGGCGACCAAATGGATAAACTGCGTAAGCGTGCTATGGCTGCGATCGGCGGCTACCTGCGTAAAATCGACAAGGAAAGCAACGCCGAAATAATCAAAGGAATTGCCTGCCGTTCCACCGGGTACCAGTCTTTCAACAAAATACCCGCCGAGCGTCTGCGGAACCTGTACAATACATTCCGCAACAAACAAAAGGACATGGATGCGGCGGAGCGTATCGCAATGGAGCTCTTGGCTCAAAGCTACACGGCGGGGAAAACCTCCCCGGCGATATTGAATTAACGGATTTATTCACCTTTCAAAAACAAAAAATTATGAGTTCAAACAACAATTCTTCGGGTGCAGGTATCGGCTTTTTGGGCTTGCTCACAATCGCCTTTATCGTGCTGAAACTGACAAAGTGCATCGCGTGGTCGTGGTGGTGGGTTCTCGCTCCTATGTGGATGTCTCTTGCCCTCGTGCTGCTTGTTGTGGTAATCGTCGGGCTGTGCAAGTTGTGGATTTACTGCAAATGGAGGGCGAGACGATGAAATGGTACATCAGCGGCAAAATTTCGGGCTTGCCGACCGACCAAGTAACCGCCAAGTTCAAGCAGGCGGAGCAGCAAATCCGGGCGTTCGGGCACGAACCCGTGAACCCGACCAACAACGGGCTCGGCTCGGAGGCGAGCTGGAACGAGCACCTCGTCGCAGACGTTGCCCTGTTGCTCGAATGCGATGCGATCTATCTGCTCAAAGACTGGGGCGACAGCCGGGGATCGCGCATCGAGGCGAATATCGCCGAGGAGTGCGGCTTGCAGATCGTTCACCAGCCGGAATATGCGACCTATGAGAGCCGCATGTGAGCAGCTCGCCGGAGCCCTGTTGCGGTTTACCGAGGCAATGCGATCCTGTAATTCCGCTTTACGGAGGTATTCGGCTGTTATGCCAAAACAAAGGTACAAGCCGCTACAAGGCAACAGAACCCGAAAAACAAAGAGATTAACCTGCTTGCAACGTAGGCGAAAAAAGACAAATTAAACCACTTAAAAACAAAAAATTATGAGCAATCAGAAATCAATCATCGGTTGCGGATATATTCCGCTTGAAATGCAGGCAGTGTGCCTCAAAACCAACATGAATACCAATCTTGGTGATATTGTGTATAAAATCATTACGGCTCCTTATGAACGTGTATTTGTTCGCAAGAATCTTTTTGATTTAACACCTAAAGAATGTAAACGTATGGCAGTAGACGTAGTTGATGAATACACAGGTTTAACGTATGCCGTCGAGTACGAACCCGCGAACCTCGTCCACCCAACGTCGGAATCCAAAACCGACCAGCCCGGGGAACCTGTCGATTTCGCTACCCGTGCCGGGCAGATCGCCGAGGAACTCAAATCTATGTTCAACTCTGCGGGGGAGGGAATTTCCGACAAATGCGGTGTTGCATTCTTTGCGGTTTCGGATGACGGGAACGATAAAACATCGACGTGCGTCGGGTTTCTCGGCGGTCGAGGTGGTCGGGTGTCGGAGGCTATCGCTTCGGTGTGTTCCAAGAACCCCCAAGTCCTCGAAATCGTGAAATGTGCCTCGATCGAGGCTATGTTTCACCGGATATTCGACGGCGCCAACAAGAAGAAATAACCAACTTTCATTTTTATAACAATGGCAAAAACAAGAGTTAAAAAGGTCGTGGTTTCGGGAGTTACGCGCGACCAAATGGAGGAGGCTTTCGGCGCATTCGCCTTTGCCGACGCCAAATTGCAGGGTATCAACGCGGCAATGGACGCGGAGATTACCAAGATTAGAGAGCGCAATGCCGAGGAGATCGCCAAGTTCCAGCAGCAAAAGGACGACGCCCTCGAGGTGATGCAGACGTTCGCCACCGAGAACCGGGACGAGCTTTTCTCCAAAAAGAAAAGCATGGAGACGGCGCACGGCGTCCTCGGGTTCCGCACCGGGACACCGAAGCTCAAAACCCGCAAGGGCTTTACGTGGGCGGCGGTGCTGGAGCTGCTCAAAGAGTTCAACCCGGCGTATGTCCGCACCAGCGAGGAGGTCGCCAAAGACAAGCTCCTCGCCGATCGTGAGAACGAGGACATGCCCGAGTTGATGCAGAAAGTCGGCATCAAGGTCGAGCAGGACGAAACGTTTTTTGTTGAACCTAAAAAAGAGGAATAAGGCTGAATGTCAGAGAAAGTGCGCAATTATGAAAAAGAGAGTATCGAGGTGTGCCGCAACTGCAAGGGCACCGGGATAGCTTACACGGTACCGGAGTTTCACCCATACGGGAGAGAGGATGATCCGCAGCCGTATGAATGTCCCGTTTGCCGAGGCAGCGGACGGGTAAAAAAGACGCTGAACATCGAGATCACGATCGAACCTTACCCCGGCAAGTCCGGGGTATAAAAAAGAAGCCCGCCAACCGGGAACCGACTAACGAGCGAAGCGTGGGGACGCTTTTGCAAAAATAGTAAGTTTTCGGCACATGGCAAAGGGAGTTCGTTATAAAAGCACGTTAAAACGCATCCGGGAGGTTTGCGCGATAACGAGGGAGCACTACGAGGCTGGCAATCAGTCCAAGTGCTACCGGGCTGTATGGCGAAAATTCATCGAGCCGAAATACGGTATTTGTTACCGCACTTTCTTGAACTACATAAACGAGCCGTTACCGAAAGAACCCGAAAACAAACAACTTACTTTATTTGATTTATGAACGAAAGAACCAAACTGAACAATGAGCAGATCGCCGCCTTGCAGGAGGTTGTCGGAGGCGCGGACGTATTCAGTTGCCATACCGCAAAACTACTCCGCGAAATCGAGGTTATCGCCCCGGAATTGATCGAAATCGGGCATCCTATGGGTGTTTATAAAGCGATTGACCCGCACCCGTATTTCGGTGCCATAGTCACCCGCTGCGGTGTCGAGTATCTCGAAAATATCCAAAAACAAACACGGGATGAATAAAAAGCAGCGCGAAATAATTACCGACGCCTACGAGCAGTATATCCGTAATGCCATGCGAGGCGATCCGGTGGGCGGTTTCAGCGACTTTGCCGATTTGTTTTCCCGGCTTCGTGAAACAGACAAACGACTGGACGAAGAACTGCAAGAACGCTACGACGAAATCCCCGACAAATAAGGACGCAAGCCCCGGAACCGAGAAAGGTTGCCGGGGCTTGTTTTATCCTCTTACCAGTGTGACGCCGACGGCGACCGCTTGGGGCTTGACCGCCGAGGTGTCGGTCGCGTGTGTCACGAAGCACTCCTCGTCATGCTGTACGCGCTCGTGATCGTGATCCGTCACGGATTCGACCAGCATAAAGCAGTTGAACCCCTCACCGGAGAGACCTTGCACCTCCGCGTCGATCCGCTCGATAAGGTCGAGGTGTTCGAGTGCCCGGTCTTGGTATTTCCCGCCCTCCTCGGGAGACGCCAGCGTTTCGGTTACGACATGGAGCCGTACCCGAATGTCTGCCGATCGTGCGCCCCGTGAGAGCTGCGACCACTCGATCGGCTCGAACTCGACGAACACGGCAGGAAGCCGGAACGCCTTTTGTTTGGAAAGTTGCTCGGTGTTCCGGTTCCACAGGCTTACGAACTTGACACCGACCTTTTGATTTTTCAGCCTGTCGGCAACGGCTTTGTAGATTGCCTTTCTCATTTTCTCAACTCTTTTGCGAGGTTATCGAAAAACTCGGTTATATTCTCGTGGACGATCTGTTTGATCGCCTGCCGCACCTCCTTGTGGTCGCCGATAAACTGGCGTTTCGGCATCGTTATCTGCCGGGTGTGCGACCGCACGGTATAGGTCTTGCCCGTGCGCCTGTTTGTCCGGGTATGGGTACGGACGTTCTGTGCGAACTTTCCGCCCTCGTTGTGGAGTGCGGTGTACGGCAGCGGGGAGGAATAATGCACCCCTTTCCCACGAACGGACGCCCGGATCGAACGGCGCATTTTTCCCGTTACATGCAGGAGCGACCCTTTCGCCTTTTTGTTCTTCCGGGGCCTCCATTTGGAGCCGAAAAAACCTTTGCGCTCGAAATTCCGGTCGAACATTTCGGTAAGTTCGACTTTCATGTCGGAGAGTATATTTCGGATCAGTTCGTCAGGTTTTGGCATTTTTCTTTGGTTGGTAATTGAAAATATGCTACTTTTGCAAAAATGCGTACTATGTTGGATTACGACAATCTTAAACTCCGGGAACGGACATTCCTCGACTTTACGGACGACGAGGCTATTATCGGCGAGATCATCGGCGATAAAGAGTTCTTTTTGTCCCATATCACGGAGGAGAACCGGGCAAGTACGTTTTTAGAGTTTGCCGACCTCACTACCGATAAAAAGTTGTCGAAAGCCATTCAAAAAGAGTTTGACGGTGAATTAAAATCAATGTTCTGCGAGTGATATATTCACGTATTCGTCGAACATTCTCTCCCCGTATAGCAAACACCCCTTTACCAGCGTCTTTATTTCCGTTACCTTTAACGGCGTTCCGTCCGCTTTGGTCGCCCCGCTGTCCTTGATCGCCTTTACCAATCCGGCAGCTTGTTGTGAATAGTGCTCGTTGAACAAGTGCTCACGCACCGCATCCAGCACCTTGTCGGGGTCTGCTCCGGTCTTTCGGATCAGCGAACAATAATTGCGTACCCACGTATTATATCCGGTCGATTGTCGGTCGTCCATAAACTCGGGATGCTGCATCTTTCCTCCGAACGATTCGTAAAATTCAGGCAGCGTCTTTCTCGCTACAAATTCATTCGCCAGCTCCATATACCGCCTCGCCAACGTAGTAAGGTATTCGTTGCCGGGTTTGTTGCGGTTGTGTGTGATCTCGTGCCAAAAGGTCGCCAGTGCGTCCGCTTCCTCGAACGAAACCTCGCCGCCCTGCCGCAGCTTGGTAAGCCCCGACAATACCCGATCGAGCCGCTCGCGGGTCATGTCGATATTTCCGTTCATATCGGTAGAACCGTTTACGCCTTTTCGTCTCGTTACTTCCAAAGTCTTAAATCCGCGCTCGAACCATGCCCGGCGATCCTCTTGTTCCTGTATGAATCGCACCGCCTGTTCGGGGGTCTTTATCTCCTCGGCGAGTTTTGCGACGATCTTTTTTGCTGCTTCGGGAGCCTTGTTATACGGGTGTTTGTCCGGGAACACTTTTAACTCCTTTCCGGGATTGAACCGGAAAATCCGCTTTTTGGGTTCCTCGGTGATCTCCTCGCCGATCCCGACCGCCTGCTGGCTGTCGCTCTCGGGGTACCTGCCTTTGCGTACCTGTACGACGACGCAACGGCAGTTCCAGCCGTTGGGCGGCATGAACTGCTCCCAAAACGGATCGCTCACGGGCAGGGTGATGTTGTGCAGCCGCTGGTGTTCCTCCCGCACCCGCTCGTCGTTCGCCGTCCGGTACTGCAAATTGTACCGATCGCCGTCCTGCTGGAAATCGTGCCATTTCGCCGCCATTTGGGACGACGTTACCGCGTGATTGTATTCCGCATACAGATAGTTGCGGTTATACTTGGCGTCGATTTTTGCGACGTCCTCGTGGAATTTCTCGAACGGTTTTATCCCTCCGTCGTCCCCGATCAGTGACAAGCCGACCTCGTTCAACGAGTGGTATGTTTTCAGTCCGGAGAAAATAAAGGCGTTGTTTTCCAGCAGCCCGGTAAGTTCTGCGGGCATTTCCTCGCCTATTGACGACGACACGGCACCTCCAAGGATGCGAAACGTCTCGTCGATCACGTCGCGGGCTGGCTGTTCCTGCAACATGGAGGGGGTAAAACCGCCCCTTTCGCGCACCCATTCTGCGGCACGTTCAAATACGCGGCTGTCAAACCCGAAATCGGGCGTTTTTTCGTCGTCTGCAAGCGTTAAAAGCTCGTCGCGGTATAAACCCTCGACCGCATCGTCAAGACCCCGGTAAAACGCCCGGAAATTCTTTGTCGGCACCTCCCGGGGGCTGGCGTCCTTGCCTTTGCTGGCGTCAGCCCCTACTCGAAAAAACTGTTTGCGCTGGTTTTCTTAACCCCGGTGATCGGGATTTTGTACTTGTCGGCAAAATAATTCGGGTCGATGTCGTACTCCTGCAGGAGCAGGCGTTCGATCTCGCGCTGCTCTGCCGGGGTGTAGCTCGTCGCCTCGTTCCAGTCGAACGTCACCCCCGCGAGCGGGAACCCGTGCCGGATCATCAGCGGGATAAGTCGGTCGTTCACGAGGTACTTTATCATCGTGGCGTCCGCACGGCAGATGTTCTCGAACACCTCGAGGTGCGTTTCCGACTGCGACAAAGAGCTGCCGTTGTCGATCGTCATAGTCTGCCCGAGTATGCCTTTGGAAATTTCGGAGTTGCATCGGTCGATCCGTTTGTCGTACACGTTGTATGCGTCGCCCCGGCTGGTCTCCTTGATTTCGATCTCGGTGCCCTCCGGGAACAACCCCCACGATGCGGCACCCATTTCGGCGAGCATGGTTTCGATCCGCGCGATGTCTTTCGTGTCCTGTGACATGGTTTTGCCGATACGGATCGGCATGCCGAACACCTCGCCGAACGTGTCCCAGTAGGCGAGCATGTTTTTCTTGGAGAGCGACTGCGGGGCGCATTTAAGCAGCACGCCGAGGTCTCGAGCTTTCCCGACCTCGATGCACCACACGGCGATGTCGCCCTCGCGGTACGATATGCCGTTTTTCCAGTCGTCGCCCGCCTCCCGGGTAATAACGCCGTATTCGGGTACGACGTGCTTGCGGGGCACCAGTTCGACGCCCGTAAAGGACATTACGCCGTTCTCGTTGGTGATGTCTCCGAACTGGATCAACGAATGCCCGAAATAAGGACTATCGAGTGCGAGGTCGAGGAAATCGTTGAACCACTCGCGCTCGAACATAAGGCGGGCTTTGTCGTCCTCCTTGCCGTTCTTCCCGGTGAGGACGAACGGTTTTTGCAGGGTCTTTCCCTTGCGCTGGGCGATACAGCCGGAGAGGTGCAGATCGACCAGCGCGTCGTTGTACACGTCGAGCAGGGCGCAGCGGTTCGGCTGCTCGTAATTGATCGCCGCCTGCCATGCCTGCCGCCACGTGGCGATGTCCTTTTTGGTGAGGCTCTCGGTCTGCTGGTTCAGTTCGATAAGGACGTCCCTTTTCTTCTTTACCTGCGCGGCGAGATTGAGCACGTCGCGCCTGTGCCGAGCCGAGGTTCCGGGCATCATTGAAAGGAAATTATCAAAAAAACGCATTCAGCATAAAATCACAATTTAAGCGGCGTTTAACCGCTGTTTAATAATCGTATTTGCTGGCGGACATGCCGCCGTAACGTATCGGGTTCGAGGTATCGGTTTCCCCGTCCTCTCCGGTGTACGTCGGTAGATTCGGCATTGAACCGCCTTTGCTCACGCGGGTAAGCCATGCGATCGCGTTGTCGTAAAGCTCCTGCCGTCCGTCGAGAGCCAAGTTCTGCGGGAGCCAGTGCACGAGATAGTACAGGGCGATATTTACCGTCACCTGCACGAGCATCGCGTTGCGCTGGTCTCCCTCGGCGGCAAACGCTTTTTCAGTATCATAGCGCGGACGGAGGTAGCTTGCGACCTCCTCCATAGCGACCCGCTCGGCTTTCTGCCGGGTCTCGGGTTCGCTGCGGGTGAGTATGTCGAGTTCGTCTTCGTCGCATACCACCCTGTAATCGTCCTCGGTGAGAAACATTGTTACCGGGTTTTGTAGATTGCGAGCGATTCCGCCTTTTCGGGCGTGAAACCCTTGCAGAACGCGCCCTCCTTAATCTTGGCTTTGAGGTGCTGTTTGCTCACGACGAGGGGTTTGCCGCCGTACATGAGCACGAGCCACTTTTTGCCCGTCACTACGGCGTTTCGGTCGGCTCGTTTGATTGCCCGCTTGCATCGGATGTAAAGCACATAGCTCTTGTATGCCTTTACGCACTTTCTGAAAATCTTTACCATGAGTTTTTAGAGGTTGGTCGCCGCCCGAACTTGGGGGCGAAAGTTTTTATTCTTGTTTGCTGTTGCAGGATGTAGATCGCCCCCTCGTCGGCGTCGGGCGCGTCGTCGTGGCTGCTGGTTCCTTTTTCAAACGCGAGGGTCTGTTCCAGTCCCGCGAGCGTGTCGGGGTCGTTCTGCCTGTCGGCGTTGTAGAACACGAACCCGCGCTCCCACAGCGGGGAGATTCCCTCGATGCGCTGGAACTTGTCCGGCTTCTTGCGTTTGTCCGCCCGTATGGGTAGCTGGTACCCGCGTAAATTCCCCTCTCGGGTAAATTCGTCGAGGATGATGTCTTGCAGGAAATTCGCCTCGATGTAGTAATAGCATATCACCCCGGCGACGATCATCCGCTCGTGCAGGTCGTACCACCAGCGCACCATTTCGGCGACCGAGCATTGCCGCACGAACGCCTCGATTTGGTGCAGTTCCGTCCCGATCTTTCCCCACAGCTTGATTGCCTTGTAGTCGTTTTTGCTGGTGCCTTTGAACGAGGGGTCGCAATACGCCACGAGGTAATCGTACTTGCAGAGCTTCGGCAGCTTCTTCCACTTGATCCACGTGTGTTTGAACACCGCGCCCTCGGTAATCGGGTTGTTCATCATTTCCTTTTGGAAAGAGCGGTACCCCATGAAACGCTCCATGTCGCGGAGCTCGTCGATCGACCATTTCGACGCCCACGCCACGCGCCCCTGCTTGTCGATCGCGTTCACCTGCGAGACCAGCACGCCGTCGGTTGCGCAGATATTGGCGAGCACGCTGCACTTGCTTATAAGGTTGCCGACCATGATAAACCGCCCGCGCCCGCCGTCGAGGGCACCGAACAACGCCTCTTTTACCCAGTCGGTAAGTTTGTTTACCCGGGTTTCGTTGCCGCATAATTCGTCGTCGTCGAGGTCGTCGATCACGATGTAGTCAGGGCGGTGGTTCCGGTACCGCAAGCCTCGGGGCGACTGCCCGCGTCCCCGGGCGAAAAATGCGCACCCGTCGGCGGTAACAAATTCGCCCTCTTCCCAGCTTCCGGAATTGTACTGAACGCCGAAATCGTTTATATAGCGTTGGTTATACTGCAACTCCGCCTGCAAGTCCGCCAGCAGGGTATTTGCGTTCTCCTGCGACTTGCCGACGAGCACCATTACGTTTATATCCCGCACCTTTTGGCACTTCAACCACATGGGGATCATTATATCCATGTGGGTACTCTTGGCGTGTCCTCGCGCCCATTTGAACGCAGCTTTGAGGTTGCGGTTCTTGCGTATTTTATTCGCCGCTTCGATGTGGAACGGCGCGCTCTCGGTATGTTTTCCTGTTGCCGGGTCGTCGGTGTAGTGCGGGAAATAGTAATTCACGAAAAAGGCATAATCCGCCCGTGCCCGTTTGATGCGTGCCTGCTTGTCCGCCTCGCTTTCAGCCCGGTTTACGGTGGTCTGCGCCTGTACGTTGTCGCACCACTCTTTCCACCGTTTGGTGGCGTCATTTACTCCTGCGACTGACATTATTGCCCTTTCGTGCTTAAAAGTTCCGAGACATACAGGTCTTGAAACCGATTGATCGCCTTTATCAGTTCGGGGGTGAGTTCCTCGTCATTGGTCGCCCTGTGTTGTAGCCACTTGCCGAAACCGATGAACACCTCGATCGCATCGACGACGCTCGCCTTTTTGTCGAGCTTCTCTATTGTCGCCGCCAGTTTGGAAAGTTTATCACAGGCTCCGGCTACTTTCTCGGCATCCCGTTCTTCGTTGAGCTTTTCAACCTCGTTGCTTATTGCCCGCAGCAGGTTGTTTACGATTTCGGGGCGTGTGACGCTTTGGGCAGCTCTGCGTTTGTCCCACGCTTCCTCTGCCACCCACCTGTTTATGGTCTGTTTTGAAACGCCGACTTTCTCGGCGATGATGTTCTGCTGTTCGCCCGACATGTAGAGCACGCGGGCAAATTCCTTTTTCTCCTCGGAGACCTTATTTGCCATTCATAAGATGCGGTTTAATTGGTTCGTGCTCCCGAACGGGAGTTTTCCACGATGCAAAATTCGGTGACTGCCCCGTGAAAATAAAAAAGGTTGCAAACTATTTACACTCTTTTTGTTAGGGCGTTGCAAACCCCGCAAATTTGCATCGTTCAACATCGCGGAGTAGAGCAGTTGGCAGCTCGTGAGGTTCATTCCCTCAAGGTCGCAGGTTCGATTCCTGCCTCCGCAACAATATCGCGGGATAGAGCAGTTGGCAGCTCGCGAGGTTCATTCCCTCGAGGTCGGCGGTTCGAGTCCGCCTCCCGCTACAAAAACCCTTTTTAGAAGTATGACCGACGGGGACGGTGGAGCCCTTAAAAGAAAAATGCCGTCCCCTATTTTTTGACGAATGGCAAAAGACTTTATCATCAACACGAGCGGACTTAACAGCTACGGCACCCGTGTCCTTACCCCGGGAATCGACCTCACGCAGTACAAGCGCAACCCGGTACTCCTCTACATGCACACGCGCGGTTTCGACGGCAAGAGCACTCCGATCGGGCGCGTCGAGAATATCCGCGTCGAGGGCGACGAGTTGCGGGGTACCCCCGTGTTCGACATGAAAGACCCGTTTGCGGCGGAGATCGCCCGCAAGTGGGAGGAGGATTTTATCCGCATGTGTTCGGCGGGGCTGGAGCCCGTCGAGTTGAGCACGGCGACCGAGTACCTGTTGCCGGGACAATCCCGTGCAACGGTCGTGCGCTCGAAGCTCGTCGAGGTCTCCATTGCGGACATCGGTTCCAACGACGACGCCCTGCAATTATACGAGCCGAGCGGTAAAATCCTGCGGCTGGCATCGGGCGCGGACAGCGAGATCGTCCCGCTCCTCAAAAACGCACACTCCCCGGCGGCGGAGCCTGCCCCGGAAGAGAACAACGGTAACAATCAAACCCTTTTTTCGATGAACAAAATCCTACTGACCCTCGGGTTGCCCGCAACGGCTACCGAGGACGACGCGGTAAACGCGATCACCAAGTTGCAGGGCGACGTCGCCCGTATCGAGACGCTCGAACTCTCCCGCATCGAGGCGGCGGTCGATGCTGCTATCGAGGCAAGAAAGACGACCGCCGACAAGCGCGACCACCTTATCACGCTGGGTAAAAAGGCAGGTTTCGACGTCCTGCAATCGACTATCGCCATGCTGACCCCGGTACAGAAGCCGACACAGCTTATCAACCCGGCGGGCGGAGCGGCTTCGAGCGCGAGCGTCGAGCTGGCATACTCGGAAATGTCCGACGAGCAGCTCCGTAAGCTCGAAAAAGAGAACCCGGAGAAGTTCATGCAACTTTTCAAAGCCGAGTTCGGCTATGTCCCCAAGATCGACAAGTAACACTCAAAACCTTTCTAACAGAATGAAAAAGTTTCTTTTTGCCCTTATGGGCTTTATCTGCGCGATTTCCGTGAATTGCGCCGCCGGAGCTGTCGGAGCCTCCGCGCTCGGGGTTCAGCCCGTGTACGGTGTGCTGGCGGTGAACGGCGTCTCTTTCCTGTCCGGGCTGTGCGGCGGTTTCATGCCCTCGGGGGCTGCCTGCGCCGGACTTTACACCGAGGCGTGGACGGGCTTTATGATTAAAGCGTTCCGCACCGATCCCGAGGGGCTGGGCTGGTACAGCAAAATCCGCTCGTTCGACCAGTATGTCGAAAAAGACGTGATCCATTTCGTGAATATCGGCGGCGATCCTACCGTACTGGTGAACAATACCTCGTACCCGCTGGAGATCGAGGAACTGGAGGACGGCGACAAGGCTGTGACGCTCGACAAGTATCAGACCAAGCCGACGCGCATCACCGACGACGAGCTGTATTCGCTCTCTTACGACAAAAAGGCGACGGTTATCGAACGCCACAAGGAGGCTATTTCGGAGAAGAAATACTCCCGAGCCATTCACGCGATCGCCCCGAACGAAAACAGCACGGCAACTCCCGTGATCCTCACGAGCGGCGAGGCGTCCGAGGGTCGCAAGATTATGACGCGCAAGGACATCGTGCGCCTCAAAAAGCTGTTCGACAAGAACAAGGTGCCCAAGGCGGGGCGTTGCCTCGTGTTGTGCAGCGACCATGTCGCCGACCTGCTCGAAAACGACCAGAAGTTCTACAACCAGTATTATAACGCCGAGAGCGGAAAGATCAACAAGGTGCTGGGCTTTGAAATCTACGAGTATGACGACTGCCCGTACTACAACGCTACCACGCTGAAAAAGGTCGCATACGGTTCTGTTCCGGCGGATACGGACATGCAGGCGTCGATCGCTTTCTCGCCTACGCGCATGATGAAAGCCAACGGCAGCGTCAAGACCTACGCATCGGAGGCGAAGAACAACCCGACCACGCAGGAAAACCTTATCAGTTTCCGCACTTACTCGATCTGCCTGCCCCTCAAAAACGAGGCTATGGGCGCGATCGTGAGTGCCAAGGTGACCGCCAGCGCGGGCGACAACAAGTAATCCCAAAACTACCCGACAAATGAAAAAGGAGCTTAAATACTTGGTTATCCATTGCACCGCCACACCCCGAGGACGCGAGGTAACAGCCGACGAAATCCGGGCGTGGCACACGGCTCCCCAACCGCGAGGCAGAGGGTGGCGGCAAGTGGGATATACCGACCTTTTTCATTTGGACGGTAGTGTCGAGCGGCTTGTCGCTAACAACGAGGATGCGTGGGTTGATGATTGGGAGATCACGAACGGAGCCGCCGGATATAACGGCGTGTCGCGGCATATCGTGTATGCTGGCGGTTGTGAGAACAACAAGGCACTCACCCCGGCGGACACGCGCACCCCGCAGCAGCTCGAAGCCTTGAAGCGGTACGTGCTGGCGTTCCACGCCCGGCATCCCCGGGTGAAGATCGTCGGGCACCGCGACCTGCCGGGCGTGCATAAGGCGTGCCCCTCGTTCGACGTTCCCGCGTGGTTGAAATCTATCGGTATTGTGCAATGAGTACGGAGTTGTTGTTAGCGATTATCGGCATTACTGCGGCACCTGTCACCTCGTGGCTTGCCTCGAAACTCACGCGGCAGAAATACAATACCGAAATCGCAAGGCTGCGCGCCGAGGTTGCCGCTGCCCGTGCGGATGCCAACCGCAAGGAACTGGAGAACGTGCGTGTCGGAAACGAGATTATCATGCAGAACATCGTGCACCCTTTGGAGGTGCAGGTAAAACGACTGAATACGAATGTTTCAAGACTGGAAAAAGCCGTCGGCAAAATTTCTCTTTGCCCTCACGCTGCTGACTGCCCTGTTTCTCACGAGTTGCGCAAGCACAAAGAATGCGACGATCCGGAGCACGACGACAAGTAACCTCGAACATGCTGCCGATTACGGGGAGGAAACAGAAACGAGCAACACCGAAAGTTTGGAAGCGGTCGGCGATCGGCACGAACAGACCGATACCGAAACGACAACCGAGCTGACGAGCAACGAGGAGGTAACGACCACCGTGCGGGAGTACGACACGGACAAACCGACCGATCCCGTCACGGGGACGCCGCCGCTCAAACGGGAAACCACCCAAACGCGGCGCAAGACGGATGCGGGGCGGCAGACGCAGACCACCGGGCAGACGATCGACGAACACAGGGAACTATCCGGCGAATCAAGCAGCCGCGAAGCTGCCAAAACGGAATTACAGACAACCAGCGGGGAGAGTACGCATACCGACACGGACACCGAAACCCACGAACGGCGGGGGTTGAATCCCCTGCAACGTCTGCTCTGCACCCTCGGGGGGATTGCCGTCGCTGCGGGGGTCGTGTGGCTGGTGTGGAAACTTAAACGGCATTTATAAACCATTCAAACACCATTTGACTATGGCAAAAAAAGAAGATAAGGCGGAGAACCCGCAAAACAAGACCGGGGCACCTGTTCCGACCGGACAGGAACCCCCGCAGGACAACACCGGGGAGGGCATGACGGATCAGCCGCAGGCGGGAGGCAAGCAGCCGACCCCGGGCGGTGCTGCCGACAATGCAGAACCCGCAGCGAAAACCCCGACCAAAAAATCGGAGCCGAAAGTTTCGGACGCCGTGCAGAAGGTCGGCAAAGCCCTGCTCAAAAGCAACCCCGATATGTCGGTCGTGTACATGACGGCAGACGGTCGCGGGTTCTACGAGAAAAACGACGCGGACAACCATGCCCGCACGCTCAACAACAAGGCGGTAACGCCCGTAAAGAGATAGCCGAATGCAGAGTATCAAATTTGAACGCACCAACGGCAACATCCCCAAGACGGCGGCGGGACAGGATCACGTCAGCGGGTTCCTCGCCTACGTGACGGCTCTGCCGGAGGGGTTCTCGGAGGAGAACCGCATACAGGCGTGCTCCTCGATCGAGACCGCCGAGAAACTCGGCATCACCAGCGACGAGGGCGCGGCGTGGGAAATCCGGATGCTGCACTACCATTTGAGCGAAATTTACCGTCTCAACCCGGGCATCAGCCTGTATGTCGGTCTTTTCGCCAAGCCTACGGGCGGCACCTACACCTTTTCGGAGGTCAAGAGCCTGCAAAACTACGCGGGCGGCTCTCTGCGGCAGGTTGCGGTGTGGTGCGGGCACAAGGAGCTCGATGCGGGCGACCTCACGGCGTTGCAGGGCATCGCCACCTATTTGCAGGAATACGACCGTCCGCTCTCAATCGGTTACGCTCCGAAAGTCGCCTCCGTCACGTCGCTACCGTCGAGCCTTGCGGGAGCCGGGAAATGCAATGTCTCGGTCATCATCGGACAGGCAGGCAAGGGTGTCGGGGCGCAGTTGTACGCCGACAAGGGCAACACGGGGAAAGCCTCGGTTTCCGGGCTCGGCGTGTGGCTGGGCATCACCTCCAAAGCGGCGGTACACCAGTCGATCGCCTCGGTCGAGAAATTCCCGACGGGTATCGACCTGCCTGCGTTCGGCGACGGAACGCTGCTGCGCGACCTCGACACGGCGATCGTTGAGAACCTCGACGTCTCGCGTTACCTGTTTTTCGTGACTTACGACGGCTTTGCCGATTCGTATTTCAACGATTCGCACACAATGGACGATGCGGTGAGCGATTACGCCTATATCGAGAACGTCCGTACTATGGACAAGGCGGTTCGCGGCATCCGTAAAGCCCTGCTCCCGAAACTCGGCGGCGAGCTCTACGTGAACGCGGAGACCGGGCAACTCGCCTCCTACGAGGTGGAATACCTCACCGAGCTTGCGAACAAGCCGCTCGAGGACATGCAGAAAGCGGGCGAGTTGAGCGGCATGTTGGTAGAAATCGACCCCGATCAAGACGTGTTATCGACCTCCGAGCTGGAGTTCGTCATCAAGCAGGTAGGCGTCGGGGTATTGCGCAGGATCAGATGTAAAATCGGCTTTGCAAAAAAAGCATAAACCAATCGGCTGAATGGCAGAAGCAACGGATTTAATCCCTCTTATCAACGGTATCGAATACTCGTGGGGCGACATCACGGCGACCGTCGGGGGCGTGCCTGTCGTCGGAATTACGGCGATCGAGTACGGCGACGACCAAGTTGTCGAGAACCACTACGGGGCGGGGCGTTTCCCGGTCTCGTACTCCAAAGGCAGAGTAACCCCGAGCGCCAAGATCACCGTCGCAATGGGCGAGGTGATCGGCTGGCAGGCGAAAAGCCCGACCGGGCGGTTGCAAGACCTCGCACCGTTCCCTATCGTTGTGGCGTACATCCCCGAGGACGGGCAGATCGTAACCGACAAGATTATGAACTGCCGTTTCAAGAAGAACGCCCGCAACTGGAAAGAGGGGGACACGCGGCAGCTCGTCGATCTCGAGCTGGTGCCCTCGCATATCAAGTGGCACAACAAGTAACAGCAAGTTTAACCGGGGCGGGCGTGACTGCCTGCCCCTTTTTATCGAGTAATTTATGAACAAGAACAACAACACCGAGGAGATCAAGGACGCCAAAGGCGAAGTAGTCCGCACGCTCGTGTTCACGGACAAGGACGGGGTGAGAACCTACAAGGACAAGGACACCGGAGAGACTGTAAAGACGCTCAACATCTGCAACGGCGGTGTGTCGGACGAGCAGGTCAAGGTGTGGAAAGGCGAACACCGCAAGGTACACATGATCGAGGTCGAGGATGACGGCGACCTGTTTGTCGGTTATTTCCGCCGCCCGAGCATGGAAACCATGTCGGCGGTAAACCAACTGACCAAAAAGGACGAGGTGAAAAGTACCTCGGTCATGTTCGAGAACTGCTGGCTCGGCGGTGATCCGGTAATGAAAACCGACACGCTGGTACGCATGGCGGCTATTAAACAGCTCGGGGCGATGTTCGACCGTGTTGTGGGTACCTTAAAAAACGTGTAGAGGCGTACCAACTGAGCGATAACGACGGGGAGCAGTACATCGCCAAAGGGTGCGCCTTGATCCGGGCGAATTTCCACATAGACCCGCGCCAACTCTCCGAGGAGGAGTGGGCGCAGCGTTTCTCCGAGGCTGTATGGATCGAGGGGAGGCGACTGACCAACCTTGCCAAGATTTTAGCAAAATTATTCGAGACTCCAGAGAATGAGTGACTACGCTTTTAACTATTCGTTCAACATCACCGGAAACGCCTCCACCGCTGCGCAGCAGATTACGGGGGATGTTACCGCATTGAACAATACCGTAAAGCAGGCTACCGGGATATGGGACTCGTTTGCTGGCAAGGTTGTCGCGTTCAACCAGCTATCGCAGTTTGTCGAGGGGTTCTCGCGCACGGTGGACGAAACGCTCGCCCCGGGTGCCGCGCTCAACGCTTCGCTCGCCGACCTGTCGGCAATTTCGGGCGAGACGGGCGAAAGCCTCAAAACGATCGAGCGCTACGCGCGTGATGCGGCAAAGACGTTCGGCGGTTCGGCAGCGCAGAGCGTCGAATCGTACAAACTGCTGCTCTCGCAGCTCTCCCCGGAACTTGCCAAAACTCCGGACGCCCTCAAAGCTATGGGGGACAATATCGCCGTATTGAGCAAGACGATGGGCGGAGACGCGAAAGCTGCCGCCGAGGTGCTCACAACGGCGATGAACCAGTACGGGGTATCGCTTGCCGATCCTATGGAGGCGAGCCGCAAAATGGCGCAGATGATGAACGTCATGGCGGCGGCGGGACAGGCGGGTTCCGCCGAGCTGCCGACGATCAAAGTCGCGCTCGAGCAATGCGGTATGGCTGCAAAGGCGGCGGGCGTATCGTTCGAGGAGACGAATGCCGCGATACAGGTACTCGACAAAGCGGGCAAAAAGGGAGCCGAGGGCGGTGTCGCCCTGCGAAACGTCATGTCGATACTCGCCACCGGGCGCTTTCTGCCGAAAGACGTGCAGGAGGAGCTCACGGCGGCGGGTGTGGATATAAACGCACTCACGGACAAGTCGAAAACCCTCACGGAGCGGTTGCAGCCCCTCAAAACCGTGCTCGACGATACGGCTTTGTTTACGAAACTGTTCGGGCGTGAGAACAGCAACGCGGCAATGGCTCTGGTGCAGGGCATCGACGAGGTGAATCGTTACACGGACGTCATTTCCGGAACGAATACGGCATTCGAGCAGGCGGGGATCATCATGGAATCGTACAACGAGAAGAAAGCCCGGATACAAGCCCGGTTCGATGATTTCCGCATTTCGATATTCAACGCGACGGGAGATTTCGGCATTTGGGTCGAAACGGTCGCGGGTTCGCTCGTTCCGCTCTCGCAGCTTATGCCGCTTATTATGGGCGTCGGCAAGGCTATGACGCTGGTAAAGAGTATCAATTTCGCGGGTGTGTTCTCGTCTCTTTCGCGTGTGGTGACGGCAGCGCGTTACCAGTTGCTTTTCATGAACGCCGAACTCCGTACCGGGCAAATGGTATCTATCGGATTCCTCGGGAACATCACCCGGGCGACCGCCGCCGTCGTTCGTTTTGCAACGGTGGGGCTGCTCTCGGGTATAAAGGCTCTCGGGGCGTGGGTGCTCTCCCTTGTCACGGGCGGCACGGCGTCGGCGACGTTCGCGGGCATCGCTTCGGGAGCTTTTGCCACGTTCAAGGTCGCGGCGGTATCGGCGTGCCGGGCTGTGGGTATCGCTATTATGAACATCCCGATCATCGGCTGGATTGCCGCCGCAATCGCGGGACTTATCGCATTGGGCGTCTATTTTTGGAATACCTCGGCAAAGTTCCGTGCCGTGCTTAAAGGTCTCGGTGCCGCGTTTGTCGCCACGTTCAAGGGTATTTGGAATTTGGCAAAAAACGTGTTCGGGTCTATCGGCGACCTTATCAAAGCGGCGTTTTCGCTCGACGGTAAAGGGATCAAGGAGGCGATCAATCGGCTGAAAGGCGGGTTCTCGGAGTTCGGCAGCAGCGTCGGCAAGGCATTCAATGACGCTTACGAGGGTGAAATGGCACGCAGCAAGGCGGAGCAGGAAGCCAAGAAGAAAGCGGAGGCGGGCGACACGGACGATCCAGTCGTCGTCGCTCCGGATTCGGGCGGTGGGGCTATTTCGACAGGATTGGCGGGCATCGGCGGCAGTCCGGACAAGGCGGATAAAATCAAAAACATCAACGTCACGATCGAGAAGGTGATCGACAAGTTCGAGATACACACGACCAACATGCACGAGGACATCGGCAAGGTAAAGGAAATGGTCGCGGAGGCTCTGACCGGGGCGGTGAACGACGTAAACTATGCAATGTAATGAGCGGATTGTCCCCTATAAGTTTTGAGTTCGTGGCGGCGGGTGTCGCCCGTCGCGCTCGTGTTGCCCTTGCGCACCTTGTCCCCTCGCAGGTAAACAAGGAGGTTCCCTCGTGGAAAGGACACGACGGAACAATCGAGGGGGCAGAGGTCGCAACGCCGATCACCGACCGGACGTTTTGGGAGAGCCGTTACGTGCTCACGGAGCTGATCTTGTGCAAGGAAAACGGCGAAACGCTGGTCGTGAATGATGCGGTCGTCACCGTCACGCAGGAGAAACACATCGTCCGCACGACGCTCGTCGGTCTGAACGGTACGATCAAGGAGTACATCTGCAACGGCGACTATGACATCAGCATAAGTGTCGGTATTGTCGCAGTGGATTCCAACGGGCAGATCGTGGACGAATACCCGAAGGAGGGCATCCGCAAGATACGGGAGTTCTTGGACGAAAACAAGGCGGTCGATGTGACGAGCGTGTTCCTATCGATCTTCGGCATCGGGCGTATGGTCGTCACGCGGTTTTCACTCAAACAGGAAACGGCGTCGAATCGTCAGACGATCGAGGTGCGGGCACTCTCGGACGAGGATTATGTAATCAAGAGTACCGAATATTAAACGGCATTTGAAAAGCGGTTAAATAATGTTTAGGCTAACGGCAAAAATAGAGATCAGAAGCGCGAAAACGTGGGTTTTCGATAAGGTCGCTTCGGTGGAGATCACCCGCGACATCGAGACGCTCACGGACACGTGCGTTTTGCAGTTGCCTAAAAAAGTGAAATGGCAGGGTGAAAGTACGCTTCCGATCAAGCGCGGCGATGAGGTGACGGTATGGCTGGGGTACGACGGCGACCTGCAATTCGCTTTCCGAGGTTTCATAACGACTCTCGGGCTGAAAACCCCGACGACGATCACCTGCGAGGATTACATGTTCCGTCTCAAACAGCGAGAGGCGAAGAAGCTCACGTACAAGGACGCCACGATCGGGCAAATCCTCAAAGATCAAAAACTCGGCATCGGGTACAAGGTTTTCGGGGAGCAGTCGATCGGGCAGTACCGCGTTACGGCTGACACGTTGAGCGCACTTTTGGGACAGTTGAAAGATCACGCTGGGGTGCGGTCGTTTATCCGCATCGAGGACGACGAACCTGTGTTGTACTCGGGTGTGCTGTTCGAACGGGGCAAGAGTCCTAAACAGGTCTTTGCGACGGGTCTGAACCTTATCGACGACACGCAGCTCAAAGTACAGAATGCCGCCGACGTGAAAATCAAGGTCAAGGCGGTTTCGCTTATGCCGAACAACAAGAAAATCCGGGTCGAGGTGGGCGACACGGACGGGGAAACCCGGACGCTGCACACCTACAACAAGCAGGAGGCGGAGTTAAAGGCATGGGCGAAACAGGAACTCGAACGGCTGAAACGTGACGGTCTCGTAGGGTCGTTTACGACGTTTGGCGCGGAGCTGGTCGATAAGCTCGACAACGTGGGTATCAAGATCGACGGCGAGCGCAAAGGCGTCTATCAAGTACAGAAAAACGTAATAAAATACTCCCCGAGCGGTTTCCGACAGGAAATCACCCTCGGGGCGAGAGTGGCAGAATGACGATACAGGAAGCAATCCGGAAAATGGCGGCGGCAGGCACAGAACCGTACTGCAAGGTCTGCACGGTCGATGCGGTGGACGAGGACGCCCGCACGGTGGACTGCACCCCGCTCGACGAGGGTGCGCCGCTCGTGGGCGTGAACCTGCAAGCCAACCAAGAGTGCGGGGAGGGCGTCGTGCTGTTTCCTGCGGTCGGCAGCTACGTCGTCGTGTCGTTTCTCGGGGCATCGGTGGCGGTGGTCGTCCTTGCGGAGAAAGTCGATAAAATCGACCTCAAAATCGGAGACACCTCGGCGGAGATAATGGACGGGCAGGTCGATATTGCCGTCCGAGACACGACGGCAAAGATCAGTCCCGAGGGGGTTGTCATCAACGGCGGCGGTTTGGGCGGCATGGTAAAGATCGAGCAGCTCACGCAGAAGCTCAACGAGTTTATCTCGGCGTTCAACAGCCACACGCACGAGATTCCGACGGGTGTCGTTGCGGTGGCGGGCAGCGCAACGGCGCAGTCAAACCCCGCTCCGGTCATGGTTCCGGCAATCACGAGCCAACACCCGAGCGTCGCGGTATCGGACTACGAGGATGAAAAAGTGAAACATTGATCGAATGGTTGGAATGTTAATAGACCCGGACACGGGCGATTTGCAGGTCAAGGACGGCGCGCTGGCACTCGGTGACAATACCGAACAGGTTGCCGAATGCGTGCTTTTGGCAGCCCGGGGCGAGTTGAAAGAACACCCGCTCGTGGGTGCCGAGATTACCAAACTGGCAAACGGCAATGGCGATCCGCTTTGGAGCAACAACGCGAAACAGATGCTCCAAACGTGCGGGGTTCCGGTTTCGCGCGTTTCGATCGACGACAACCGCATAACGATAGAGTAATGAACAAGATAAAACCCCTCGACAGACAGAGCCTTATCGACGTCGCGCTGCAAACGAGCGGCAGCGTGGAAGGTGCCCTCGGCATGTCGATCAAAAACGACATCCCGGTATCGGGCGAGCTTGCCCCGGACGTGGAGCTCGAGACCGCCCCGGTGGTCGATAAACTGGTTCTCGGGCGTTACGAGGCGCGGGGCGTCCGCCCGGCGACCGACATTTCGGCGGAGGACTTGGCGTGTGTGCCCTACGGGGGTATCGGTTTTATGGGAATTGAAATTGATTTTATAGTGAGCTAATGGCGAGGACTATTGCAGAGATAAAAGACGGCATCGCCGGGGATTTCATGCGCAACGAGGACGTGGCGCGTGCCTACGGCTTCGAGGCTGGCGACAGCTTTACGGCGCATTTCAGCAAGGCGTCGGTGGAAAGCGTGTTGTTCTACATTTTCGCCTGCGCCGCGTGGATCGTGGAGAGCCTTTTCGACGAGCACAGGCGGGAGGTGAACTCGTGTATCGAGGAGATTTTGCCGCACCGCCCCAAATGGTATCGTGACAAAGTGCTGGCCTTTATGAAAGATAAAATCCTCGTGGCTGATACGGACTATTACGACACGGCGGGCATGAGCGATGCCGACATAGAGGCGGCGCGTGTGGTGAAATATGCGGCGGCCACCGAAAGCAGCGACGCTTCGCTGTTGACGATCAAGGTTGCCGGAGAAAACGGCGGGGTACGTCAGAGGTTGGACGGGGAGACCGAAACGCAGCTCGCGGCATATATCGCCGAGTTCAAGGACGCGGGGGTGCGCATCAACTTGGTAAATATCGACGCCGACACGTTCAACTGCGAGGTCGATATTTATTACGATCCGATGCTGTTGCCCGAGGAGGTCGAGGGCGCGTGCCGGGAGACGGTGCGGGCATATATCGAGGACCTCCCGTTCAACGGCGAATATACGAACATGGCACTCGTGGATGAGTTGCAGAAAGTCGAGGGGGTGAAGATCGTCGAGTTCCGGGGCGCGACGACCTCGGCGAACGGGGAAACGGCAGTCGTTCCGATCAACGCCCGGCATGTTCCCGTCGCGGGCTATTTCAAGGCGGGGACGATAACGATAAACAGGTACGTGTATGAGTAAGTACGAGGTAAATATCAAGCGTTTCGCGTTGCTCCTGCTGCCGACGTTCTGGCGCAAACCGCTCCTTGCGACGCTCGCCTATGCAATGGTCTCGCCGCTGGGGTACCTGCATACCCGTTTCGTGCTGTTCCGCCGCGATACCGTTTACCGCCTTACCCACAACGGGCAGGTGTGCTACCTACGGGCGGTATTGAATGACCAGTTCGACCCGATCGAGCGGCGTATCACGATCACGGAGGAGGCAGCGAGCGCGGGTGTTTTGATGCTTCACAAGCGAGAGGAGGAGCAGGCCTTCCTGCTGCCGACCCGCGACACGGGCAGGGCTTTTATTATCAACCGCCGGGGCTTCGGCGGGATCAACGGATTCGATTTTTGGGTGAACATCCCGATTTCGCTATACGACACGGTGGACGCCTCCCGCCTGCGGGCTATTGTCGGCACGTACAAACTGGCGTCGAAACGGTTTTCGATAAACTACATTTGAGAATGAAACAGACGGTAGGACGATTCCTTTTGCAACCGAACAAGAATTTCCCGGTCGATTGCGAGACGCTGGACGCCTTGCAGACCAACATCGCGCTCTTGCAAGTACTCGGCAACCTTGCCGGAGACAAGACTATTTTGCTGGGCTGCGAGGAGGAGCAGAACGGCACGCGCCGCAAGGCGGGTTATGTTTTTCTGAAAACAAAGGACTTTCCAGAGGGTGAGGTCATTTACTGGGAGGGCGGCTCCATTTCGGGCGGTATGTGCCTCAAACAAGCCGCGATCCCGGTACAGGCCCAGGGGTACGAATATCCGCAGGCCTACGTCGAGCGGTCGCTGGCTCCGGGCGTCGGCGAGGAGAACTACAAATGGGCGGACTTCCGCGAGGCGCAGTCGCTGCCCGAGCTCGAAGCGCAGATCGTGGCGTTGCAGACCGCCCTGGCCAAGATTCAACGCACGCCGCTGGGCATGGTCGAAATCTGGGCAGGATCCCGCATTCCCGACGGCTACGCCCTTTGCGAAGGGCAGCAGCTCAAGCAGTCGGAGTACCCCGAACTCTACAAGGCCATCGGCAGCACCTACAACAACGCCTACGACTGCAACGGCCGGAAACTCTCGACCACGAGCGGCTATTTCCGCCTGCCCGACCTGCGCGGCCGCTTCGTGGTGGGTTACAACGTCAGCGATGCCGACTACGGCAGCTACGGCAAGGTGGGCGGCGAGAAGAAACACACGCTCACCGTCGATGAGATACCTTCGCACGCACACGGGGAGAATCTTTGGACCGGAGGTAACGGCAGCTGGCGCAGCGGCGGCAGCAACTCTTATCCCGAAGCCGTATCGTGGCATGACCGCACGACGCCTTTCGGAACAACGGACCGCACGGGCGGCGGCGGTTCGCACGAGAACCGCCCGCCCTATTATACGCTGGCCTATGTCATGCGGACGAAGTAAAACTCTTATCACGCGATTACAGAATGGCAATCAGAGTACGTGCGCAGCTGCGCAAATGGTTCGGCCGGGGAATGTACCCGACGGCCGAGCAGTTCTCGGACCTCTTCGACAGCTTCTTCCATAAGACCGAGGACAAAATCCCGATGAGTGGGGTCGAGGGGCTTACCGATCAGCTTAACGGGAAATACAATACGGCCGAGGGACGGGAGCTGGAGAAGAAAGTGCAGAAAGTAACCGACGACCTCTCCGTCCATGTAGCCTCCTCCGAGAAGGCGTTCAATGAGGTCCAAAATGACATCGAGGCGCTCGACGGCAGACTCGACACCGAGATCGAACGTGCCAAAGGTGAAGAGGCCGCGATCCGCAGGGAGCTGGCCGCGGGCGATGCCGCGACACTCTCCTCGGCCAAATCCTATACCGACACATCTGTCGCAGCGGAAGCCGAGGAGCGGACACAAGGCGACGCCGCGACCCTTTCTTCGGCCAAGACCTATACCGATACCGCCGTGGCGGACGAGGCCCAGAAGCGCGGGCAGGGCGATGCCGCGACCCTTCGAGCAGCCAATGAACACACCGATGCGGCCGTCGCTGAGGAGGCCTCCGCCCGCGAGAGCGGCGACCGCGCGACGCTCCAGTCGGCCAAAGATTATGTGGACAAGGCCATCGCCGAACTGGTCGATGGCAGCCCTGCGGCGCTCGACACGCTCAAGGAGCTGTCGGCCGCCCTGGGCAACGATCCGAATTTCGCTACGACCGTCGCCACGCAGATCGGCCGAAAGGTCGATAAGGTCGCGGGCAAGGGCCTTTCCACCGAGGACTACACCTCCGAGGAGAAGGCCAAGCTGGCGGGAATCTCATCGGGGGCGAACAACTACCGGCACCCGGCCTCCCATCCGGCTTCGATGATCGAGCAGGACGCCACGCACCGCTTCATAACCGATACGGAGCGATCGACCTGGAACGGCAAGGCATCGACGGCCGTCGCCACCCAGTCAGCAAACGGTCTGATGTCGTCGGCCGACAAGAAGAAACTCGACGACCTGACGGACGGCGAGGTGATTATCCAATGTTCAATCCCCGGAATGAATTGACGCTATGGCAGCAAAAATGACAATCCAAACCCGGACACAACTTCCGGTCTATACGGCGGAGGCACTTGCCGCCAAGAATCCCGTCCTGCTCAAGGGCGAAATCGTCTATGAATCCGATACCGGACGCCACAAACTCGGCGACGGCACGACGGCCTGGAACACACTGGCCTATGCCTCCGATGTCGAAAAAGTACCCGCATTGCGGTGGAAGGTGCAAGGGGGAATGCTTTACGTCAAACCCGCGACCGACCCTGCGGATCCGATTCTTAAACGCTGCAGCGTCGGAATACTCCACTACAAGAATGCACGAGTCCGAAAGTCGAGCGCTGCGAAGCTGCGCCCGACCAGCAGCGGGTTCAAACTCGTGCAGGACAGATTTTCACGCGACGAGTTGTCGTGGACATCGACACGCATCGATCCGATCCCGTTCGAGTCCGACAAAGCGGACAAGAGCGGCTGGCTTCCGGTGATCTCCGTCGAGGCCCTGTTCGGCAGGTGGGTGACACGGATCAGCGATACGTCTTATTGCGGGAAGGTCAAGTTCGATCTGCACAGAGGAATCAACATCTGCGGGCGAGGGGCCGGGCAGGACGAGTTCGGAAAACTAAAAATGTACGTATCATTCTACTCCGGCGTAGTCCTTTTCGTCGGCGATGCCCAAAGACGCATCGAAGGACCGCGCAGTTATTTCAAAGTTGCTGCAAGCAACTGCGGTTTGACACCGTCAGTCTTGCATATCTGAATATTCTGGTGACGGGGACGCAGAAAGTATGAACTCCTACGGGGGGAAATATGATACAGCGCACTCATTTTGGGGATGCGGATATACGGACTCGTCACCTTTTTTGAAACCTGATCGATATGAACAAAACCATACAGAGCCGGATCCAGCATCCGGTACATACCGCAGCGACTCTCACGGCCAAAAATCCCGTCCTGCTGAAAGGAGAGGTCGTCTATGAATCCGACACGCGCAAACACAAAATCGGAGATGGCGCCACTGCCTGGAACGCCCTCTCATATGTCGGGGGGGGAATTTTGAGGGGCCTGTTTCGGCCTCGAACATCACACAAGACGCGAACCACCGCTTCGTAAGCGACGCGGAGAAAACGACCTGGAACGGCAAAGCATCGACGGCCGTAGCCACCCGGTCGGCAAACGGCCTGATGTCGGCAGCCGACAAAAAGAAATTGGATGTCATTCCAACGCAAGGTCTAATTTCATCTTCAACAATGACCCTCGGCAGTACATTGAAATTAAGTTCCAATGTAAGCTACCTCGAAGGCCGAGGATATGTTTCGTATATACGAGAGATAGGACGAACCCAAACCTCGTTTGCGATCGACAGTACGATTCCGGCAGGATCCGCTCCGCTTCAAATTATCGAATTGGTATTGAGATGCATAGCGGGACTGGAGAATAACCTGACCATTTCTCTTTTGCTGGCAGGCGATGCCGCCAATTCGAGCATCGCCATCCCCAAAGGCTCGAAACTGATTACTTTGAGCTTTATGATGTTGAACGGCCATATCGATAAATATTCCTGTTATAGAGTTTCCGTAATATGATGAAAATCGTATATAATCGTTTTATTCCGTTCGGCCGCTTCACGGCATTGACCGTGCTGGTCTGGCTGTTCGTGAAAGAGGGCGTCGCATTGACGGCCCGACTACTCAATCACGAGAAAATCCACATGCGGCAGCAACTGGAGATCGTCGCCGTTTGTCTGCTGGGTACGGTGGCGGCACACCTCCTGTTCGGGGTTTCCGCATGGTGGATGCTGGCGGCCGTTCCGGCGCCCTTATTGATTTACGGCCTTTCGGTCGCAATAGAAGTTCTCCTGCCGCCCTACAACCGCGCCTATGGGAACAGTTGTTTTGAAACCGAGGCGATCTACAACCAGCACGATCCCTCTTATACCCGTCGATGGTGGCGGCATCTGTTCGCGTGGATCACCTACATCCCTAACCGCAAATATCCATACATCCCACCTGAAAAACGACCGCCGATGATGAAAAACTGATCCATAACATGGGGGCATGAAAAAGCCCCCGGCCGTTAGTGAGTCTCTTACCTCTGCACTAACATAAATGCGCCGATACGCACAACCGAGGGCAATCCTTTGGTCGCGTATCGGCGTTTTCGCATTTGTAGTTCTATGTCCTGCTGGTGTGCAGAGGTAAGAGACTACAAAGATAGGAAAACATTTTGAACACCATTTTATAAATCCCTAAAAACATTGCTTTATGCTGAATGACATGTAAGAAACAAGCAGAAGCCCAGCCGATCGACGGGCTGGCAATCGTGAAAGAGACCTCCACGCTCGGGAAATTGATTATCAAGGGCGTACCCAAAGAGGAGGCAAAGCGTATGATCGTAGAGAACCACTACTCGCACAAGTGGAACGAAGGCGGCTTCGGAAAGTACAATTTCGGAGTGTTCCGGGCGGAAGAACCCGACAAATGCCTCGGCGTTGCCGTTTACGGGTACATGAAAAACCCCGCCGCAAAGATATTTACGCACCCGAACCCGAAAGCGTGGGTTTGCGAGCTCAATCGCATGTGGATCGACGACACGCTGGGGAAGAACGCCGAAAGCGTGTTGATTGCCGCATCACTCAAACTGCTGCGCAAAGCTGATCCGAACATCGTCGCCGTTCAGAGCTTCGCCGACGGTCGCCTCGGCTGCGGAACGATATACAAGGCGTCGAATTTCCGGTATTACGGATTCCATTATACGCGGTTCCTGCGGAATAAACGAACCGAGGAAATCATACACGAACAAAACCTTACAGATACGACGTCGTTATCCACTTATTTACGCTCGAATATCGCGTATTTGATTGGCGATTTGGAAGTGCTGCAGATAAAAACATATCGCTACATTTACCCGCTTTGCAAGCATTTTCGATTCATAAAGCCGGAAAAACCTTATCCGCAATATGAGAAAGGAATCGAACCGGTCGAGTGGAACCGAGACAAACGGAAGATAAAAGAAAACATCATAATGTTACTCGACAAGGTTGCCGCATAAACATTCCGATCGTTTAATTCCTTTGTACAAAGGTAGTTTGAACACGAGTTAAACGCTTTTCGTTCGGAGTGCAAAAATCACGAAAAAATGCACATTTGAATTTTACAATCGGTACAAATGAATTTTGCGATTATACTTTGGGCCGTTTTATATCGGAAAATAATAGGATAAAACGCAGAATAAAGCGAATTTGAGCATTCTCACTGACGG